CCGGCGGTCGCCCCATCCAGGTCTGTGGTTGAGGCAGACTCGAACTCGGCAATCATCCTCAGAAGCCCCTTGAACTGCTTGGAGGTGGAGCCTGTGGTGGTCTGCCCGTGTATAAAGGTCTTTTCCCACTCATGGGCCATCGCCTGGGCCGCCAGCATCATATCCACCACCTCTGGGTCCTGGGTGGAGTTCATGGCAATGGCACCCTTGTCGGTGAGGGCGTCCTGAATGAGCGTGAAGATGTTCGTGCTCCTCTGCTCGAAGGTGCCGGTGCTCTCAGAGAGTTGCTGGCCGGTTGCCACCCACGCGGCCGTAGGCAGGGTCAGGGAGATGTTGTACAGGTAGGAGTTGCCCTGGATGGGTTTCTGTGGGAGTATGCCCAGGATGGGACTCTCCTTCACCAGCCAGTCCGCAATACCCGACAGTATGGCATCTACATCAAGTTGTTGGTATTGGGCTAAGGTCTGCATGACTTGTTCTCCTTATCTTTTGTTCAACGCTGCAAGCCCACGTCTTACTTTCTCTTCAGGCGTGAGCCCGTTGAGGCCCTGTGCCCCCCCAGAGGTTGTGCCGGGCAGGATTTTCAACTGAGCGGCTGCTGTGGTCACGGCATCGGGCCAGAGGGTGTCGGCAACACTCTGAATCTGATCCTCGGTTGTGGCCCCTATGGTCTCGCACACTTCCTTGAGCTTCTCGGGGCTGCCAAGCACTTTGCCGCTGGCGTCCTTCTTCCCTGTGGCAACATCCATCACGGTGATTTCCCGTAGAGTGTCGTCTGCCACCTTAGTCCGCGCAGTTAGAGTGACCTTGTCCGCTTCCAGTTGCCGAAGACCTGTCTTGAGGGTCGCCTCACCTGTTCTTAGGGTGCCTTCCCGCTTGACCATGTTGAATCTCGTGGTGTCTTCACTGGCCAGGTCTTCAGCGGTGGTCCTGTGTGCATCCCGGTCAGCGGTGATGTCGGCAAGTTCGCCGTCTTTGCTGGTGAGACTCACTTTGAGGGTGTCCCTCTCCGAGGTTATCGGGAGGAGCACCGCCTTGTGCTCCCGGCCCTGCTTTGCCAAGGCATCGCTGACCAGTTTGTTAGCCTGTTCCGGGGTGTAACTCGTGGGGGGTGAGGTACTTCCGTTTCCGTCGCCAGAGGTCAGCCCAGTTCCCTGGGGATCGCCCTTAGCGTCTTGACCGTTTTCGCCCAGCATTTGTGTAGCCTCCTACTCTTTCTTTTTGCAGAAGTCAACGAGGTCGGCTTCTGACATGCTCTCGGCCATCTTGGCCGCCTGCTTGCTGAAGGATGGCTTTGTCTCGCCCCGTTTGATTCCAAGGGCGATGCAGGCCAACTTCCTTTGGTTCTCCGATACAGCAGGCAATTGGTTCACCTCCTGTTTTTGAGCATTAAAAAAGGCGACCCCAACCGTTTCCGGTTAGAAATCGCCTCAGTTCTTCTGTCAGCGTCCTATTCAGTTGGTAAGGTGCTTAGAGCTTTTCGCTCTCCCGTATCTTGACTGTCCGCTCGGGCTGCCCATTCACCATCAGAACCTCCACCACACCATGAGGGTAAAGCCTGAGCCGCTCTATGAGGTGCCGCTCCTTGTCACTGAGTTCTATTTTACCACGCTGTTCAAGCCCCTGCTGACACATCAGCGGGCCAGTTCTTCAATGAGGGAGGCGAACCTCTTCTTACCCGTGGGTGTGCGTCTCACATGGGGCTTCCACTCACCAATCCTCGCACCTTCTAAATCAAAGCCAGGATTGTCTCCACGGTAATCAGACCGGGCATCCCGGTCTGCCCTACCATCCGGGAGACGCATCTGGTCGTACACTTCGTTCCATGTGCGCTCAAAGGCCTCAGAGGGCACCTTGTCCGGGTCTGGGACCTTGCGGTCCCAGAACAGTAGCCGCTTCGCTATGGCAAATAGTTCTGGGTTTCCCAGTAGGTAACGGTCATCGGCCCAGTACTTCTTCCAGCCTTCGGGCCTATTCAGCTCCACCATCCTGAAGCCAGCGAAGGGGGTTATCAGATGGTCCGGGAAGCCCTCATCGTAGGCGTCCCGGCGATAGGTGGCAGCCGCATAGGTGGGGTTGGACAACAGCAACCGCCTGCGAACATCGCTACGCCGGGTCTCATCAGAGATATAGCTGGCCGATGTAGTATCACCGTAGGACTCGTAGAGGTTATCTTGCGCCTCATACCGCACCGAGATGCGGAGGGATTCTATGTGCTTGGTGGACTCCCCAACACCGATGGCATCCGATAGGCCAGAGTTCTCAAGTAGGTAGAGTTCCTGCTCCATACCCGCTGCGGGCTTCATGTAGTAGGTGGCAAACTTCTCCACCCAGTTCTTGGTGGCGTATCGGGAGAGGTCTTCCGTGAATCGCTTCCAACCATCCCGGCGCAGCATGTCCTTTTCAAGGCCGGGGTTAGCGGCGTAAAGAGCCGCCTGCAAATGCTCACGCCTACTCCGTTTTGCCCCGCCAGTGAGCAACCTGACCTTCTCCGTTATGGCCTCCAGGGCCTCTATCTGCTTGACCCACTTGTCGCTGATGTTGTCATACTCCTCGTTGGGAATGACGGAGAAGTCTATGGCGGAGTTACCCAAGATGTCCGGGTTGAGCCACACGTTCTCGTAGTAGTCGGGGTGGTCTCGCAGCCACCGCTCCTGGCGGTAGCCCTTGATTTCCTCCTCGTAGAGGGTAACATGGTCTTCAATCAGGGCTTCAGGCACACCCTGCTCGTAGCCATCCCTACGGCGTCTGTCCTTACGATAAACTGGGTTGGCCACAAGAAACCGGTCTCTTGCATCTCCCTCAACAGGCAGGCTATCATACTTCTCATCCTCCACCCGATACCGGGCGTCAATCCGCCAGATTGGGACTTGACCAGTGTCCACTGGTTTGAGAAAGGCATCGTGGTCTTCCGCCACCCCCGTCCGCATATCGTTATACCCGGTCTTGTCATCAAACCGGAACAGCATGACCTCTGCACTACTTGCCCCACGCTCGTCCGCCAAGATTCCATAGGCCACATGCGCCTCTACGATTGCAGCCGGCTGTTCTCTATCCCACTCATAGGCTTCCCTACGCTGTGAATCATCCCGGAAGTCAGTGTGGGCCAGCATGAAGGCATCCCTTGCCTCCCGGTCATCCGAGTCTATGGCATCGTACTGAGCCTGGGTGTCCCGCCAGTCCTTCTTGATACGCAACACCGGGACATTCTCGTCCTCAAGGCTTTCCCACCCGAGAGTCTTGTCGTTCTGTCCCCACTCACCCAGCTCGTGGTCTATGCGGTAGAGTTTTGCTTCGGGACTGTTGGCCGAGAAGTTGAAGACCTCCTCGGAGTACTCCCCGTACTGAGTCACGATGGTCTCGTCCGCTGGCCTATCCAGGCGGCTGAATATCTCACGGACCTCTATCTCTTTACGAGCCATCCGAGCATCCGGGTTTTCTTCAAGCCACTCTCTCTGCGCTATCCGCTGTAGCTCGTCAGTGTCCTCATCAATGGCTTCATACTGGTCCAGCGTCTCATCCCATTTCAGTCTCAGACCCCATAGGGGGGTAAACAACTCGTCATACTTCTCGGGGTTATCCGTGAAGGCCCGCACACCCTCCGGTGGGATGCCGAACTTGTCCATCAGCTTCAGCAGGGTAGTGGCGCTCTTGGGGTTCTCAAAGGTGGATACCTTGCCGAACATATAAAGACTGGCCTCCAGTTCGGGGAACTGCTGGCGGTAGAGTTTTCTGGCCTCATTGGTCATCAGGTCGTCATAGCCCACCCACAGGTCTTTGGCCTCAAGGTAGAACCTGGTGAGGGCATCCCCATCCTGCTCCAGCTTGGTGCGACCTATTTGTCTGACTACCTTGTTGACCTCGCTGCCAAAGTCGTTCATCTGGAAGTAGCCGACCTCTTCACCCTCTTGCAGCACGGCCTCAAAGGTGCCGAGCCGCTTCTTGTTAGTTGCCAGAATAGCTATGGCCTGTTCTGCTATCTCGCCAAAGACTTTGTTGTACCCCTTAATCAGGTCGGTATCTATACCGTGCTCTTCTATGAGGCGCAGGGCCTCCTGCCGGGCCGCTTCGGTGGAGAGTGTGGTGAGCCGGTTGGTGACGAACATCTTGGCCTCTACCTTGGGGTTGGCCTCCCGGTAGGCAGTCCTGTCCTTAGTGTTCGTCAGTGCCTCGTAGTCCCTGAAACCCGGCGCCCACTTGTCCCGCAGCACCTTCACTTCCCAGTCCTGGCCCTCAAGGTAGAGCAGTAGCGTCAGCCAGTCCCGGTCCCCGGAGGCCACAGCGTCCACCTGGCGGACTATCCCGGCAAGGTTCTTGGGATTGAGCTGGGCCAACCCGGTTTTAAGCCTACGCTCATCATCGGTAACAACACCGGCCGCGATGTCGGCCACAGCACCGGGGTACTCCAGAGCCGGGAAGTCGCCACCCATGATGTCGGCAATGTACCGGATGGAGGTCAGGCCGGTGTACTCAAGGGCCTTCAAGCGAGTCCGGTCCTTAATCTCAAACCCCAGGCCCACGATGAGCATGTAGAGCAGTATGGACTTGCGGGTTGCCGACCAGTTCTTCTTGGGAAGTTTGGTGCCCGTTGCCTCCTCGTAGGCTGCGTAGACCTTGGATGGGTGCCCCTTGCCCCACTTAACCATGAGTTCCAGCCAGTTCTCACTCCAGGTGGTGAGCACGGAGAAAACCCGTCCAATGGATGATTGCGATAGGGCAAAGGAGTTGAGTTTCGTGTAGAGGTACTGGGTGTCGGCAGCCACCTCATCGCCCCGGTCTATCCAAACCTGCCTGTCAGCGCCAGGTATCAGGCTCTTGGCCTCGGAGTAGCCCGCCAGGAACGCATCAGACACATTCTGCTCATCCGCCTTTCGGAAGGCGAATAGGGCTGCTTCTCTGAACTTGTCCGTCCAGCCACGGGCGAATGAGTCGTCAATACCAGGCACGAAAGCCGCACGCCGAGACCGTAGCACCAGGGAGTCATTCATGGCCGCCTTGCCCTCTTGGGTGAAGCGCAGCCGGATGCCATCGGCGAAATGCGCGGGGCCAGTCTCGGCCAGTATCAGGGTGTGCTGAGAGAGGTTGCGGATGGCCGAGGTGGGCTTGAAGCCCAGCCAGAGGGTGTAGAGGGCAGAAGTGAAGTTGTACGACGCCATGCCGCTGGGGTTGCCACCTCTTAGGCGGTTGGCCAGCACACTGCCACCAGGGACTTTGGCTATGATGTCGGCGAACTCTCTGATTGTATTGTTGACCTCCTCGTCTATCTTGAGGGGTCGCCCGGTGAGGCGTTGGGCAAACTCCTTCAGGTAGCGTGAAGAGGCACCGGGAGCTGCATCAGCGTAGAGCCGGAGTTTCTGGAGCAGAGGCTCATAGTAGAACACCCTCAGTTGCCGTGACGAATACGCCTCCGCTGCCTTCAGTGGGTCTTCAATCAGCCCAGTCCTGGCTCCCAGACGCTCCAACAAGAACGGGTTGAAGATGGTCTTGGGAGCCTTGTACTCCAGCATCCGGGATATAGCCGGGTCCAAAGGCTGGTCAGCCTTCAGTTGCTCGGTGATGTCCGCCTCAAAAATGTGGGTGACATAGTTGCTGAGTCGCTTGTCTTGGGAAAGATTCAGGGTATCGGCCCACTCGTTGAAGAAGTCCCGGAACCAGGTGACGGCCCGCTTCTCGTTGAAGGTGAGGCCCACTTGGGAGCCGGGGTTCTCCAGTTCACGGAACACCAGTGCCCGGCGCTCCTTGTCCTTTCCTACCCAGCCCGCCACCTCCTTGAGCCGCTTGCGGAAGGCTTCACGAGCCTCGTTCAGCTCCACCTCAGCCTTAAAAGCGGGCTTCCATATCTCCTCACCCAGCCCCATCTTCTCAAAAACCTTCCGGGTGGGGCGCACCCGCTCAATGATGCCAATGTCCTTGATGTGGGGAATGTCAGGCACGGCCTCAGAGGGGATGGTTTGGTCAGGCAGTGGAGGTTCCACAGGGGCGAAGTCCTCAATGGAGAACACTTCGGGAGCGGTTGGTTCGGCACGGGGAGCTGGCCTTGCTGCTGGCCGAGCCTTGGCAAACGCCGCCCTCATATCGGCCAGTTTGGTTCTGGCCTCCTCCAGTGTGTTGGCCGTGAAGGTGCTGCCGGTCTCCCGGACATCGGTGAACATCATCCTGGAAGGTATTTCTGCAACCCCTACCTGAATACCCTCGAACCGGACCCCAAGCGCATCGGCTATCGCTATACCTTCAGGCTCGGTGCCTTTGTGCTCTATGGGGGCTACCTCGACCGGCTCTACACCCGGCGCAGGGGGGGCAGGAGAAGGGGCTACCTGGGGAACTGCTGGTGGGCGGGGTTGCACCCCGATAGCGCGTTTAAGCCCAGCCGGTGGGACCGCCTCACCAGCAGCCTGGAGTTTATCCCGGAGAGCCTCAGCATATGCCTTTGTAGATGCTACTGTCAAGCTATCAATGTAGCGTTGAGCACGTTTCGGTTCGTTTACGGCCCAAACCACCATAGATGCCTCAATGCTTTCGGCATTGGCCTGGGATAGATTAGGTGGTTTTGGAACCTCCGGCGGGGTTCTGAGTATAGTTCTTGCTTCTTCTACGGAGATTATTCTTCCCACCCCCTCCGCTGCGGGGGCGGCCAACTCTTCCAACAGCGGCTCAACAGCCGTCCCAGTTCGGGCCACAAAGCTGGCAGCCTCCTCCAACAAGGTAGCCATCTCGGTGTTGCCTACCTCCGTAGTTTCCACAGAAAGAACCTGAAGATTACCCAGAGACTCTTGTAGCCTATTGCCCGCTGCCTCTCTCTCCGTCACGCTTAAACCCGGCTTCGCCGCATCGGTTATTGCCTTGACCGCCTTATCCAAAGCGTTTTGTATCTTCACACTGACACCAGGCACATTTCTCACGCCTGCCACAAGCCTGGTAATGCCCCCAAGGTTAGGCTGTATCCTTTCGGTTACTCCTGTCACCTCAACCACCGGAACCTGCGGGGCATCCTCCCGCATCTGCTCAAAGGTCTTCTCCCAGACCAGTTTGTCCACCTTGGTCTTGGGCTTGATTTCCTTCTCAAGTTCGTCTATCCGGGCCTGCTCCACCACGGCCTCAATGACTGTCTGCGCTTCCTTCTGGTCGGCCACAGAATCCAGCCCAGCCTCATCCGCCCTTGCCTCTTTCAAACCCTGAGAGAGCGCGAAGTCCCTTGCATCATCAAACTGTGTCCTGATGTTAGCAGGCAGCGCCTCTATGGTGCGACTCTTAATGGAGGTATAGACAGTTCCTCCACCCTGGAAGCCAAGGCCCATTATCCCACCCAGACTCACCACCTCCCGCATCTCAGCGTCCCAGACAATCTCCTCGCCCAGGGCCTGACGCTGGATTATCTCTTGGTAGAACTCCTCACCAGCCTCGGAGAGACCGGCAAGAACGAAACGCCCACCAACCTGTGTGGTCCTGACCAGCCCCTTAGCGATAAGGCTGCTGAACACTCTGGCCGGTGTAGGCGCAAAGGCGAGTGCTATCTGTGCAGCATCCACACCGGCCAGGGCCAGGTTGCGCTTGAACACTTCATCCGCTGCCTCTTTGGCCTCAAGATTAGTCATACCCTTAGCCAAGGCCTCATCGTATGTCCCGCCTGCCTCCAGTGCAGCCTCCATAGGGCGGGCAAGGGCCACGGCACCCGCGGTGCGGAATAGGAAGGTGCCGAAAGCACCTACCCCAAACGGTAATGCTGCTGCCGCACCAGCCCACGACCCCACAATCATCGCGGGCACGAGGGACAGGGTGAACGCTGTAGTCCGGGGCACCTTGGTAGCCCACCAGCGGGGGTTGTACAGGTGTTCCCAGGTGAACTCGCCCAAAGTATCCGCAGGGGCCTGATTCTGGAGGAACTGCCCGAACTCACCCAGCCGCTCCCCCTTACCCTCGGCACCCAGCCACTTCAAGGCACCCCCAGCAGTCACAGCCACATCCCCAACCCCTGCGGTAAAGGCTTTCCAGGTGTCGCCTATCCGATACTCAGCGGGCACGAACTCCTGGGTAACCGGGTCTATCCGGCCAATCTCCTGGCCCTGGTCATTGAGCGCCATGTTATTGTCCGCTATGGTAACCTGCTTCCGGGTGCCCTCAACAGTGAGAAATACCTTCTTGGTGCCAAAGATGTCGTTAATCTCCGCCCACTCCAGCCCCATAGCCCTCAGCAGGCGCTGACTGGACTGGCTCCTGCCCTTCTGTTGGACAAGGTTCAGGAACAGGTCAGACCTGTTCTGGAGCAAGGCAAGCACATCATCAGGGTCATGCTCAGGCAGGACAACGGAAATCAACTCCGTTATACCTGGAACGAAGAACTGCTCCACCTCCTCCTCGGTGGCCCCAAAGATGTTCTGGAGTATGAACTCGGTATCTTCTGTGCGCCCCTGCTCCCGCAGGCCCAGCAGGAATACCTCGGGGCCCTCCTGGAACTGGGCCTGTAGGGCTTCAACCGCTGTGAAGTCCAGTTCTTCGGGAGGGGGTGCCTCGGGCACCGGTGCCAACCCAGGGAACAGCCTATCAATCACCTCCCCCGCCTGTTCCAGGAACTGCTGCTGCTCGGTGCGTAGCCCGATGACCTCGGCCTCTATCTCAGCCTCTATCATGGCCTCTGTGGGAGTGATGTCCCTCTCCGGCAGGAGCAACTCCTCCGGCCTCGGGAACTCCCTGATAGTCCGTGGCTCCGCGGGGAAGGGTATTGGGGCGCCGGGGGTTACCTCAAAGACCTGCTCCGGCGGTGCTATGCGAGGGGGCCGCACCAACTCCAGTCTGGGTATCCCACCCTCGTTTGAGACATGGCGCACCATTGTCCCTTCGGGCAGGTTCAGGAACTGCTCACGGTCATAGGTCTGGAAGAATACGGCGGCGGCTTGTCGAGGTGTCCACAGCCCCTCCTCACCGAAGCCTAACGAGGGTTTGGGCTGTTTCTTCCGAAGGTCAACGCCACCCACTGCACCAGGGTCAAGAGCGGGGCGGGATGCTCCTCTTTGAATCACCTGTCAGAATCCCACCGTATTATTTTGAAGGGGAAGAACTTGCAGAACAGCCAGTATCGTATGCGGTTGATGAGGGTTTTCCTCACAGCAAAATTCCACCTCAACTGTCCCTCACCTCCCATCCCCATTACAAAATTGGCTGTTGGTTGCTCCCCAAGCTTGAATCTTTCATCCATCACTGCGGCGGCCTCGGTGTCAGCGGTGTTCCCTGGCCATTGCCCTGGCCGCCGTTACCCCTGCCCCGGATGAAGTCCATGAGGCCCTGTCTCATGCCGCCACGGTTGGCGGGACTTCCCTTGCGGGCCTCCAGATATGCGGCGTCAACATCCGAGGGCTTCCACTTGATGGTCACAGCGGCACCCCCTCTCTGGGCGCAACCCCCACGCCACCACGCTGCGGACCCAGCAGTCTATCCGCCGCCCTACCATCGCCCCTCGGCTCCTCCGGCTGCCTAACCTGGGTGGCGGGCTGTTCCACTGGCTGGGGCTGCTGCCTCGCCTTCATTATCCGCACCATGTCGTCGGTGAGCTGCATGGAGATGATTTTCTTGCTGTCCGCTTCCCGCTCGTCCGCCATGCCCTCAGCCTCAACGGCATAGGATTTGGCCATTTCGTACAGTCCTATCACAGGGTCGGCCTGCCGGGCCTGCTCGATGTCCCTCAGCCTTCGCATCTCGGCGGGATTCTCCACCATCAATATGTCCCGGTCAATTATCTCCTGGGGTATCCCAATGTTCTTAGCGGCAGCAGCCTGGGTCATGTTCATAAGCTCCAGGGTCTTTGAAGAAACCATGAACTTGGCGGTGATGGTGTATGTGTCGGGGTCTCCCAGGCTCTTGGCGCTAAACGTGTTCTTGCTGCCCCGCCTGCCGATACTGACCTCTTTGAAGTCCTTGCCCTTCTCGTCCCTGGAGTTGATGAACTGCTCTATCATCAGACGGGCCAAGCCCTGCTTCATCATCTGGATGGCTTCCAATCGTGCCGCCAGGAACTTTTGCCGTATCTCGAACTGCCTGGTGAACCACACCCCAGGCCGGTCCCCGAAGGTGGTGCCCAACTCGGCATCACTGATACTGCCAATCTCTCTCATCTGCTTTATATCTTGGCGCGAGAACTGGGAGGCCCGGTTCATGTCGCCGAGCTCCACAGGCTTGTGCATCTCTCCCTTCCTGACCTTCAGGGTCTCTCCGGTCTTAGGGGCAGGTTGCCCAGGTGAGGCATCGAAGTTGTCCTGTTCCTGCTCGTATCCCGGATACAACTGCCGGAAGGCGAAGGTCTGGTCAACGGAGAGTGTCCTGTTCTCCTCATCCCAGACGCCTCTATTCAGGTAGAATATGTCTTCGGCATCGTGCTCCAACCAGCCCCGGTCCCGCAGCATGAAGCCCGCAGAGGGTGACACGATGACGAAGGGGGGCCTACCCAGTTTATGATCCTGCTTCCCTGCCTCCCCCTTGCTCACCCAGGTCTCGTTGTGCTTACTGTCCCAGTAGTCTCGGACTTCAAACTCGCTCCCGGAAGCCTTCTCATTTGTAGTCGCCGCTGTCCTGCCCCCCGGTATTGAGAACTTGGGGAACAACTCGGCTATGTCCTCCCGGCTCTTCCATGTGATGGGCGCCACCCAGTCCAGACCGTCCTTCCCGAACCGGAATGGGGTCCACCGCATATCCGTCGGCAGGACATCCAGGATATACTCCCCCTTCAGCACCTGGGATATCCACCTTACCCCTATGAGGGAACGCACGCAGACATGGTTAGCCAGCCACGCATCCAAGCTGCTCATGCCCAAACTCTCCAGGAGCCACTCATCAGCCTGGGCGAAGTTGTCATTGATGAACCGCTCAATATCGCTGGCCTGAGTCTTTGAGACACCCTTGCCTTTAACGACCATCTGCCATTTGGCACCCATCAGGTCGGAGGCGAGAGCGTTGCCAAAGACTGTGGCAGCATTACTTGTGATATTGATGACATTGCTCAGTGGCTTGGGGTTGGGCCCGAACCCCATGAGTTTGTACGGCGGGTCCATATACACGAGGTCACGGGTCTTATCTTGGCGGTCATACAGACCCTGAAGGTCAGTGATGCGCTTCTGTATTTTTGCCCAAGTGTCATTGGTTGCCATGGTTACTTCCTCCGAGCGGGATTGGGTTGCAACAATCCCATATCCGCCAAGCGCCTTACCAGTCCCTTGGATACCCGCTCCCCTGCCAATACCACTTTGGGCGGAACTATCGGCTTCTCCCGCCCCTCTATTATAGCCTGTACCCGCAAGCGGTTACGCCTACCCACTACTCACCAAGTCCTTTTCCTTGATTACCGAGAAGCTCCTGCCGAAGGGGTGCGGTAGAACCATATCGGGATAAAGCCGCTTTATCTGGAACACTTTGTACCTCACCGGCCACCGCCGTTGCAACCGGGCTGGAAACCATCGCTCCTTGGAGGCTTGCCACCAGTCTGCAGGGTGTTTAATCTCTGTGATGTCCTCGCCCAATATCACCCGGGTGATTTTCAACATCATCCCGTCCATGGCAAGGTCAATGCGATGAATGACGTCCACCTTTGTATCATAGGAGAACATCTCCCCTCTAAGTAGGGCTGCGGCACAGACCCGCTCCACCTCAAGCACATTCTCACTAAAGTTCTTGTCCACCTACGCCTCCTTCAACTGTTTCAGGAAGTCCAGCGCACCCCTCGCACCGACAGGCCGTGTGTTGGTACCTACCGTTCCCCATCTCGTGGTACTGGAGTTTAACATACCTGTGGCATTTGGGACACTGCAACCTCGCTGCTACACGGCCCGGTGGGGGTGTGAGGGTTTTCACTGACAGGCTGCTCCAGCATGTGCCACAACCCGTTTCTGTATCCATATCCAGGTGCCGGGGCCATTACCCTCCACCACAACCTCTCCATTGTGCAGAAGTTCGTGATGGCCGATGAGTTTTATCTTGCAAAACCCCATCTTCTCCCACGCATCCTCAAGAGCTCGGTTCCAGGCCTCTTCGCCGTAGTCAAGATGGCTACAGGCATAAGGCGGTTCGCTTTTACGAGGACGTGCTTTCCGCGCATAGGGGTTCTCCAACCCCAGCAACTCAGCCAGTTCCGGTGACATTATCCTCCTCTACCGCCTTTAGGGCCAACCTCAAGACTCTTATGTCCTCGTTTAGCTTTGGGATAGCTGCGGTATAGCAAGCAACTGTCTGCGTATGGCCCAGCAGTATTCTTTCCGCCTCGGCTATTTCCTTCAGGAGTATTTTCTGTACGAAGCTACCTCTTTCCATCATCCTCCTCTACATATAACTGACTGCTTTAGGTGCAGACCCCATATATTGTGGCACCACCGACGCCACCGCATAACGCCGCCCGTCCATCCCGTGGCTCCACTGGTGGGTGGTGTCATCGCTCAGGTATTCCCTGCCCGTGCTCGGCTCCTTACGCACGATATACCGGTAGTTCCTCTGCTCTTTGATACACTCCAGGCTGTCCTCGGTCCAGTGCTGGTAGTAGGAGTTGACCTTCTTGATGCCATACTTGACGCTACCTGCACCCTTCTCGGACTCCAGGACATTGAAACCCTTTCGCCGTATCTCCTCCGCCGACTTGGGCTCACTGGGATCGGGGTAGATGGGCGCGGTGTGGGGCACCTTCAACAGGTCCATCTCACGGGCGATGTCGTCATTCGTCATGGGGATGGTACTGTAGAACACCTGGTGCGAGAACAGGTCATCCCCAACAAGGACGTTCTTCACCAGCACGGTGGGGTCGGAGGAAAAACCGTAGTCCAGGCCATAAAACTCAAACCCGTCCGGTAGCTCCTTGACCTGTTTGAACAGCGGGTAGACCAGCCCCTCTATCTTCCCCAGTAGCCCAAGGCCATATACGTGCCACCAGTTTGGGTCCTTGTCCCGGTTGCTCTCTATGTTCTCCACCACTTCCCTTGGCAGCACGCCCACGGCATCCAGGTAGGTGCTGTGTGAGTAAGCGTTCTCTGGCTGCCCGCACCAGTTGTCGTGAGCCCAGAAGTGCCCAACCGGGTTCCAGTCAACGATGGTGAACATCGAGGTGCGAATGTCCAGACCCCTTGCCGTTTCCCACGGTATGTTGTTCCCCTCGTTGATACCAAGAACCTGACGCCGGGGTCCCCTCACCTTGCTGGCATCATCCGCCCCGAAGAACTCAAACTCACCTTTCCACCCCGGTCTCTTATAAGCGAACTCTGTCTTTGACCAGCAGGGGTTACTGTCCGTGGACTCCCCCAGGATGTTGAAGAAGTCCCGTATCATTCCCCGTTTCAAATGGGGCAGGGACTCACTCACCAGGCTTATCAGTAGGGGCTCCTGGGCCTCCTGTGCCACCCAGATGAGGAACTGGAGCATGGAGTAGGTCTTGGAGCTGGAGGTGCCACCCTCAAGCAGGCATCGGCGTTTCCCGCCTACCCATGCCTCCTCCAGTTCCTCGAAGACCTTAGTTGTCTTGAGGTTCACTCTGCCGTGTCCTGTCCTTCACAAGCCCCAGTAGCTCCTTGCCTCTTTCGGTCTGCACGGTGATGTTCACTGTCCGGTTGTCCACGGTGACCCCAACCTGTGCTGACTCCCGATACTTCTCGGGAAGCACCGCCTTGAGCCGGGTCGTGAGGAGCCCATCGCTATACTTCTTGGTATAGCCGACAACCCCCCCCTGGTAATAGTCAGGCTCCTCTACCCCCTCCACGGCCCTACGGTCTGCTTCCCTCTCAAGCACAGGACCGGTGATTCGCCTCTCGTATGTCTTCCCGTCCTCAACCGCCTTATCCCAGGCCTTGTCGAACTCCGGGTCTTCGTAGGTCCACCTGTAGAGGTTCTTCACCGACAACTGGACATCCTCATGGCCCGCGGCCTCAAACGCAGAGAAGCCATACCGGAGGAGTTCCAGGAAACAGGCCTGTTTCCGTTTCCTCTCAGCCCTCGCCGTCTTTTCCCGGTACCTCTCCTGGCGGTTAGGAGCCCTCTCGTTGGCTGCCGACCGGGTGAGGGCGGGTGCATTAGCCTTCATCCCCCTGATTATACCACAAGGTCAACCCGGTTCTGCCTTCACCCTGACATACTGCCGCAGGCTGTCGGTGCCCCTACCCACCACTCCGGCCCCCAACATGTCACCAGCGTTAAATCCCGGGCCTCTGCGGGCAGTTCTGGCCCCCATCCGTGCCTAAACCTTAGTTGTCTTGAGGTTCATCGTGCAAAGGTATCAAGGCCTTTGTGTGCTCCCCTCGCCATTCTCACCTTGTGGCAACTTCTACAAGTCATCTCGTGATGGGGGGTCAACCACTTTTTAGCTACCCCTCGGTACGACCCACAGATAGTGCTATAAACAAGTTCTGTTCTTGGACGCTGCACCCGAAGGGCTCTAAAGATGTGAATCTTTTTTGACACCCCGCCGCCATAATCGTATATGTCTTGGTTACTCATGATCACCCCTACCTCCTCTCAGTCAATCCAGCCTCGTTCTGGCTCTCCGGGCTCCGGCTAGCGCCCCGGTGTTGCCCATATTGGGTTGTAGAGTCTTCTGGGACTATCTTCACGGCTATCACCTCCCCTCGGTGGGGTGGGAGTCTAAGGGAGTCGTCTTTATGATGGCCCCCCTCGGTATAATCATCCGCTCAGAGCAGCAGCCCCCATCAGAGCGCATCATTGCTAGGACGACACACTTCCTATCCATTTGCACCCTCCAACCCACTGCCTTGCAGACTGCACACCCCCGGAAATCCTCTTCCTCGCCTTTCCAACCTGGGTCGTGGGTACTGTCGTAGAACTCAACCATGACCAGTGGGAAGGTCAACGACCTTTATCCTTCCTGTGCCTGAGCTTGTTGGCACTGACATTCCGTATCTTGATGGGGTGCCGTCTCTTCTTTGGTTTCCCGTTTCTCCCCATCACCCACCCCCCTTGGCCCTGGTGACGGCGGCTTTGGCATGAAGCAGCGCCGCAAAAGCTTTCGTCCCCGGTAGCACACCCTCTAAGTTACGCTTTATTGCCTCCAGAGCTGCCAGTAGATGCTTCTCCTCGTCCTTGGCCCTTGAGAACCCGAAACGGAAGGCCATTCTCAAGTCCTCCACTTGGTATCTATGCAGCTTGTCGGTGTCATCATCCCACGGTGTCTTCACCAGTGTGTGGGCCTTCGCCTCAGTCTGGGATGGATCCTGCATGTTACCGCTCCATTTCGTCATTCCAGCCCCGCTTCACGGCGGAGCTGTTCCATGCAGGTAGGACAGTACCTCGCAGTGGTGTTCCCGAAGAACGAGTGGGGGCATACGGCTTCCATCATCTCCACCACGTGCCGCAGTTGGGCCTTGGCGATGGCCTGTTCCTCGTCAGCAGCCCCCACCGAGGCTATGGCTGCCTCAATTTCCTCGGGTTTCAGCAACCAGCTCATCTCACTCCTTCCCCGCGGCCACGAACTTGGCCCAGCAGGTGGGGCAGAGCCGCCGTTTCACTATTCCTCCTGTGTGAGCATCAAGACACTCCCCCTCCAGCCACGCCACAATCGCTTTGTACTGGGCGAGGGCTACAAGGCCACCAATAAGCCGGCTATATCTCGGAGGGACATCCATCATGCCAGAGAGAGTCATTATCTTTTCAGGGTTCAGCAGTATGTCCATCATTGCCTCCTCATCTATGGGCTCCCTCGTGGCCTTCACCCATGGTAAAGGGAATTCTCGGGGGGTGGCTTTTCTGATACTCAATCCTCGCTATTACCCGGACCTCTTCCTCCCGTTTCCTTCTAATCGTCTCGACGTGACGTTTTTTGCAAGGCTCACACTGGCACCGTGGCATATCAATCGCCTCCTTTCTCAGATAGGGGGGAAGGGGGGATATCCTGCTCAGTTCCCTCACCCCCCCGCACCTTTCCATGAGTCCACCGGGCGTATCTGGCAGCGTCCTCCTCAAAGCCCCGGGGCTGCGCAACCTGCCCCCCCTTAGCCATCTCCACGTATGACAGGAAGTCACCGGATATCTGCCTGTCTTTATTCTTCCAAATGACCCCGGCCATGTTCCCAGCATCGCGGTAATAGACCCTGCCAAGGACAGATGCAAGCCTTGAGAGACTGACTTCGCCCCCTCTGAGAGTGGTAATCATCTCTCCGAGTATGCCGACGTGGTTATCTGAAGAAGCCAAACGATCCAGCCACCCCTGGAGGTCAAGAGAGGCGCCGGCGGTGGGTGAAAGAGGCGGGCTGGCGCTTGTCTTACTCTCCTCAGTTCTACTAAACTTAACTCTATTAGACTCTACTCGGGTACCAATTCTTGAGGGCTCAGTGAGTTCTCCTTCCTTTTCGTGAGTCCTCAGTGAGTCCTCAGTGAGTATTGAACCTGGGGGAGGGGGACACCGGGGTTTTGAAGGGTGCTGAATACTCTGATGGAGCAGGAGGGTGGGTATATGGAAGTAGCTCTTACCGTTAACTGAGTATGGCAAGATGCGCTTTTCATCCATCAATAGAGAACGCCACCCCGACACCTGCTCCACAGAGTAAGGTCTGTCGGGGAATACCCAGAGTCTCCACTGGCGGGGCGAGTCCTCCACATTGCCTCGATCATCAGCCCAGAACCAGAGGCCAAGGTAGAGCCAGGCTGCCTCCAGGGGCAAGGACACCATCATCTCATCGGAGAAAAAGGCTGGGTCCACCTGCCGCTTACGAGGCATCAGTGTCTCCTACTGGTTACTATTGCGGGCCTTCTTGGCAAGCTGATGAACCCTGGACCCCGTGATGCCCCACATCGCACCGATGGCCCGGTAGCTCAGACCCACGTCATCATGGAGGCGTAGGGCCTCTGCCGGGGTGGCCCCCCTCGGCCTCGTTTGCTCAATGGAAACCGTTACGGTGGGCATGGGCTGATTATATCCCCTGAGGGCGTCGGTGTCAAGTGGCTATTACTGGTGGCCGCCGCCCTTTCTGTCAAATCCGTGTCAATTGGGGCTTGACACGGGGTGGGTGCGGGTGTATGATGAGTGCAGGTTAGGAGGTGCAACATGCGGGAGGTATTTCTGGAGGTCAAGACAAGGCGCACAGCAGTCAGACGGGCTCCCTGGGCTTGCAAGGTCCTCAAGGTGGATGGTGGGTATATGGCCTGGGAGTCATGGGCAAACTATGAGTTATGGCTCCGCACCAAATAGGTGAGCCAAACCCCTCCGGGTGCGGCCACCAGTGGCCCAAGAAATAGAGGAGGTGTAGGATGGCAGACCCCATCAAGATATATTGGCAGATGGCTACCAGTCTCAATACGCTGGTCTGCCGAATGTGTCGCAAGGGTTGGGAGAGCGATAGAAATGGTGATTGGCCATTCGCTCGAAAAGGTTTTGCTATGACCCTCTGCGAACAGCACAACATCTTTCCAACATGGACGATACCAGCATACAAGGCGAAGCTCCGAGGGATGATCAAGAAGCACTACCGGGAATTCCACCCAGAATATGTCATTAGGTAAGACCCCCACCCCCCAGGCGGTAGTCATCTGGCTGCCCCCTTCCCCTGCTTGGCATCCTCCAGCACCTGGTAAGCCTCCCTCATCTTGCCTTCCCACCCCTCCATCACTAGCCTCTGCATATCCTGCGCCGCCCATGAGATGCGGTTGTGCTCCCGGACGTGCTCAGAGATTATCCAGAGCCTTTCCCCGTTGACTAACAGGCCACC